ATGGCGGACCGATCGAAGACCCGCGCGCGCACCGCCGCGCCGGCGAAGAAGCGCACGTTCAAGCAGTGGTCGCCGGTCTTCCTCGCGGAGCTGGCCATCACCTCCAACGTCAGCGCCGCCGCGCGCAAGGCCGGCGTCCACAGCGCCCAGGCCTATGAGGCACGGCGCCTCCACCCCGAATTCAACCGCGCCTGGCAGCAGGCGCTGTGCGAAGGCTACGACTACCTCGAGATGGAACTGCTCAGCCGCCTGCGTTCGGGCGAGGTCAAGCCCGCCACCGGCGCGAAGCGCGGGGTCCGCGCCTTCGACAACGCCACCGCGTTCCGCCTGTTGTCGGCTCACCGCGAAAGCGCTGCCCGGTTCCGCGCGGTGCGCCACAACCAGGACGCCGAGGCGATCGTCCAGTCGATCAACGCCAAGCTCGACGCGATGCGCCAGCGCCATCTGGCCGCGCTGGCCGATGGCACCGCGGCACATGCCGCCGCAACGGTGATCGATGGCGATCAATGAGCGGCTGCGCTATCTTCGCGATCTGGACACCGCGCCCCGGCTCGCCGCGCTGCGCGCGCTCAGCGAGGCCGAACGCGCCGAGATCCGCTATCACTGGGACCTGTGGGCACGCGACGAACAGCTGCCGCCCGATCCTGACTGGAACACCTGGCTGGTCATGGCCGGGCGCGGCTTCGGCAAGACGCGCGCCGGGGCGGAATGGGTCCGCCACCTGGCCGAATGCGATCCCGACGCGCGCATCGCGCTGGTTGGCGCCTCGCTGGGCGAGGTGCGCAGCGTGATGGTCGAAGGCGAAAGCGGTCTCATCGCGGTCTGCCCGGCCGAGCGCGGCCCGGTCTTCGAACCTTCGCTCAAGCGGCTGGTCTGGGCCAACGGCGCGCAGGCCCTGCTCTATTCGGCGCAGGAACCCGAGGCGCTGCGCGGACCCCAGCACAGCCACGCCTGGTGCGACGAGCTGGCCAAGTGGGACAACGCCTCGGGCCGCGCGGTGCGCGCCTGGGACAACCTGCAGATGGGCCTCAGGCTGGGCGAAGCCCCGCGCGTCGTGGCCACCACCACGCCGCGCGCCGTGCCGCTGCTGCAGCGCCTGCTCGAGGCCAGGGAAACGGCCGTCACCCGCGGCGCGACCGAGGACAACCGCGACAACCTTCCGGCCCGCTTCGTGCGCGACATCCGGCGGCAATACGGCAAGTCGGCGCTGGGCCGGCAGGAGCTGGACGGCGAACTGATCGCCGATATCGACGGCGCGCTGTGGACCCGCGCGCTCCTCGAAGCCTGCCGCGAAGGCACCGCCACGGCCGCGCCGGCGCGCACCGTCGTCGGCGTCGATCCGCCGGCCTCGGCAGGCGGCGACGCCTGCGGGATCGTGGTCTGCGCGCTTGGCGCGGATGGTCTGGCCCGCGTCCTGGCCGATTGTTCGGTCGAACGGGCCAGCCCCGAAAGATGGGCCCGCGCCGTCGCCCGGGCGGCGCAGGCCTGGCAGGCCGACCGCGTCGTTGCCGAGGCCAACCAGGGCGGCGCCATGGTCGCCAGCGTGCTGCGCGCGGCCGACGTGGTCCTGCCGCTGCGGCTGGTCCACGCCGCCAGGGGCAAGATAGCCCGCGCCGAGCCGGTTGCCGCGCTCTACGAAGCGGGCCGCGTGCGCCACGTCGGCCAGCTTCCGCGACTGGAGGACGAGCTGTGCGGCCTGATCGCCGGTGGAGGCTACGAAGGCCCCGGCCGCTCCCCCGACCGCGCTGACGCAGCGGTCTGGGCGCTGACCGAACTACTCCTCACCAACCGCACCCCGCCGCGCGTGCGCCGGATCGCCCCCTGACCGTTCCCGTCCGTTTCGAAAGGCTCCCGATGTCCTTCCTCACGACCATTGCCGCCGCGTTCAAGGGCGGCGGCGATGCCCGCGTGCCGCTGGCGCGCAGCTTCGTCTCGCCCTGGACCTTTGCCGACGCCGCTGCCCGCGCGCCGTTCGAATACACGGGCGCGGTACGGCGGGCCTATCTCGACAACCCCGTTGCCCAGCGCGCGGTGCGGCTGGTGGCGGAAGGTATCGGCGGCGCGCCGCTCGCCCCCACCGCGCCGGCGCTCGAACGGCTGATCACGGCAACCAGCGCCGGGCAATCGCTCTTGGAAACGCTGGCGAGCCAGTTGCTGCTGCACGGCAACGCTTATGTCCAGGTGATGAAGAACGCGGGCGGCACGCCGGTCGAACTGTTCGCGCTGCGGCCCGAACGGGTCACGGTGATCGCCGGGAGCGACGGCTGGCCGACCGCCTATGCCTACCGGGTGGGCGAAACCGCGCTGACCATCCCGCTCAGCGACCAGGACGCCAGCCTCAACCTCATCCACATTCGCGGCTTCCACCCCGGCGACGACCACTACGGCGCGGGCTGCCTTGCCGCCGCCGACCGCGCCATCGCCACCCACAACGCGGCAGCGGAATGGAACCGCACCCTGCTCGAGAACGCGGCGCGGCCGTCGGGCGCGCTGGTCTACGATCCGGGTGACGCGACCCCGCTCGCCCCTGACCAGTTCGATCGGCTCAAGGACGAGCTCAACGCCGCCTATGCCGGCGCGGTCAATGCCGGGCGGCCGATGCTGCTCGAAGGCGGGCTCAAGTGGCAGCCGCTCAGCCTGACCCCGGCCGACATGGACTTTGCCGAACTCAAGGCGGCGGCGGCGCGCGACGTGGCGCTTGCCTTCGGGGTGCCGCCGATGCTGCTCGGTCTTCCGGGCGATGCGACCTATGCCAATTACCGCGAGGCCAACCGCGCGCTGTGGCGGCTGACCCTGCTGCCGCTGGCCGGCAAGATCCTCGCCGCCGTGGCCGAGGGACTGGAGCCGTGGTTTCCGGGCGCGCGCCTCGCCGTCGATCTCGACCGGGTGCCGGCGCTGGCCGAGGACCGCGAGAAACTGTGGGCGCAAATCGGCGCGGCGGACTTCCTCTCGGTGGACGAGAAGCGCGCGCTCCTTGGCCTGCCATCCCGCGATGAAGGGAACATTTCATGAACAGAGACGACATGGTGGCGCGCCTGCTTGCCCAGGCGGCCAACGACAGCGGCGATCTCGTCACCCTGCGCGCCATCGTCGAGGAAGCGAGCGAGCTGGGCGCGCAGCGGACCCTGGCGCGCATGGGGCTCGACGATCCCGACGCGCTCGGCGACTTGAGGGAGCTGCGCCAGCTGCTCCAGGCCTGGCGCGATGCCAAGGCTTCGGCGTGGAAGGCGGCGGTTGCCTGGCTAGCCCGCGGCGCGCTGGCGCTGCTACTGGTCGGTCTCGCCTGGCGGACCGGCACGATGGAGCTGCTGAAGTGAGGCTGGCCGGCTATGCCGCGCTGTTCGGCACCCGCGATGCCGGGCGCGACGTGATCCTCCCCGGCGCTTTCGCCCGCACCCTGGCGCAGCGCACCGATCCCCTGCCGCTGTGCTGGCAGCACCGCCCCGACCAGCGAATCGGCTGGATCGAACGGGTCGGGGAAGACGCGCGCGGACTGCGCGTGATCGCCGCGATCGACAACCCGCAAGGCGGGGCCGCCATGGCCCTGAGACGCGGCGCGGTGACCGGACTGTCCTTCGGCTACCGCGCGCGCTCGTTCACCCGTTCGGCCCTCGGCCGCGACCTGGCCGAGGTCGACCTGTTCGAGGTCAGCCTCGTCACCCACCCGATGCAGCACGGCGCGCGGGTCCACCTGTTCGCCTGACCTTCCCCGCTTCCCCTGCCGGGGGAGACCCTCAACCCATGAAAGGCCTATCCATGGACACTACTCCCTTTGTCGATCCCATCGACGCCTCGTTCGATATCGTTGCCCGCCAGGACGCGGCCGACGCCGCGCTGGGCGCGCTGCGCTCGGACGTCGAAGACGTGAAATCACGGCTCGACAAGGTCGGCCGCGCCGCCGCCCGCCCGGCGCTTGCAGGCGGCGATGCCGCGAGCCCTGAGCTGAAGGGCTTCGTGGAGGGGTACCTGCGCCAGGGCCGCGAAACCGAACTGAAGTCGTTCAGCGGCGCGACCCCTGTCGACGGCGGCTATGCCGTCCCGCGCGAAATCGACGCGCTGATCGCCGCCCAGCTCAAGACGATCAGTCCGATCCGCGCGATTGCGCAGGTCGTCCAGATCGGCAGCGCGGGTTATCGCAAGCTCGTCACCTCGGGCGGCGCGGCCTCGGGCTGGGTCAGCGAAACCGGCGCGCGGCCCGAGACCGCTACCGCCAGGTTCAACGAGATCGCTCCGCCGATGGGCGAGCTCTACGCCAACCCCGCTGCCAGCCAGGCCATGCTCGACGATGCCGCCTTCGACGTCGAGGAATGGCTGGCGAGCGAAATCGCCACCGAGTTTGCCAAGGCCGAAGGCGCCGCTTTCGTCAACGGCACAGGCAGCAACCAGCCGCGCGGGTTCCTTGGCGCGCCGAACGCCGCGACTGCCGACGCGGCCCGCCCCTTCGGCACGCTGCAGTTCCTGGCCAGCGGCAACGCCAGCGGCTTCGACACCGCGCCCGAGCTCAAGCTGATCGACCTCGTCCACTCGCTGCGCGCCGCGCACCGCCAGGGCGCCGTCTTCGTGATGAATTCGAAGACGCTGTCGACCGTGCGCAAGTTCAAGGCCGCCGACGGAACCTTCCTGTGGCAGGCGGGGCTGATGGAAGGGCAGCCGGCGCGCCTGCTGGGCTATCCGGTGATCGAGGCAGAGGACATGCCCGATGTCGCCGCCAACACCTTGCCGATCGCCTTCGGCAACTTCGCCAACGGCTACCTCATCGCCGAGCGCCGCGCGACCACGATCCTGCGCGATCCCTACACCAACAAGCCCTTCGTCAATTTTTACGCAACGAAGCGCGTCGGCGGGCAGGTGCTGGATAGCGACGCGATCAAGCTGCTCAAGATCTCGGCGTAACGCGCCTTCCCGGGTCCGGTCACCCCTTACTCCCAGGCCGGACCCGGTCCTTAGCGCCCGCGCCGTTTCCCGGCGGCGCGGGCACCCCTTTCCCCTTCGTCACAACATGGAGACCGCCATGAAGCGGGCAATCGTCACGCCGGCCACGCTCGACCCGGCGGCTCTCGCCGAGCTCAAGGACTGGCTCGGCATCGCCCAGGGCAGCGACGACGCGCAACTTGCCGCCCTGCTGCGTGCCGCGCTGGACCTGTGCGACCAGTTCACCGGGCTGATGCCGCTGCAACAGGTCTGCGAGGAGGTGCTCGGCGCCAGCGCCGACTGGACCCGGCTGTCCGCCGCGCCAGTCCAAGCGATCACCGAGGTTCAGGGCATCCCGGCCGAAGGATCACGCTTTGCCCTGCCCGCGGCGGCCTATGCCATAGACATCGACGCCGATGGCGCGGGCCGGGTGCGGGTCATGGCGCCGGGATCGGCCGGCCGGATCGCCGTGCGCTTCTCCGCCGGCCTTGCGGCAAGCTGGTCGACCCTGCCCGATGCCTTGCGCCACGGGGTGCTGCGCCTGGCCGCGCACCAGTATCGCCAGCGCGAGGACGCCGGCGCGGGCGCAGCCACCCCGCCCGCTGCCGTTGCCGCGCTGTGGCGGCCCTGGCGCCGGATGCGGCTGGCATGATCGCCGCGTCGAACGCCGCGGCAGTCTTCGCCCGCCTCATCGGCCGGGCCCGCCGGATCGCCGAAGCCGAAGGTGCCAGTCGCAGCCTCGCCCGGCAGGAAGCGCCGCGCCGCTGGCGCCGCGCGAACCTGCTCTGGCCCCTGTTCACGAAAGGATGAGCGCCATGGAACTCGCCCTGCGCAGTTCGCTGATCGACTGGCTCAAGTCCGATCCGGTGCTGTCCGCCCAGCTCAACGCCGTCGTCGAGGAAGCGCCCGGTCGCACCGCTCTCCCGTGGCTGGCGATCGGCGCCAGCGCCTGCGCGGACTGGTCGGTCAAGGACCGCGTCGGCCGCGAGGTGCGCGTCGCGCTCGAACTGCACTGTCGCGGCGACAGCCCCGGTGCGGCCGCCGCCCTGATCAGCGCGATCGAGGCGCGGGTCGCCGCCTTTCCTGCGGTTCAGGCCGAATACCGCCTGGTCTCCACCGCGTTCTTGCGCGCCCGCGCCGAACAGCGCGCCGCGAACACCCGTGCCGTGCTGATCGAATACCGTTTCCGCCTGATGGCCTACTGACCGCCCGCCCCGATCATCCCCGTTTTCCAAGGAGATCCTCATGCCCGCCCAGAAAGGCAGCGCCTTCCTTCTCAAGATCACCAACGGCGCGATTCCCGCCGTCTACCAGACCGTCGCCGGTCTGCGCACCACGCAGATGTCGATCAACGGCGATGCCGTCGTCGTCACCAGCAAGGATTCGGGCGGCTGGCGCGAACTGCTGTCCGGCGCCGGGGTTCGTTCGGTGTCGGTCAGCGCGGCCGGCATCTTCCTCGGCTCATCCGCCGAAGCGCGGGTCCGCGCCAACGCGCTTGCCGGAACGATCGACGATTATGAACTGAGCTTCGAGGACGGCGACAAACTGCGCGGTCGGTTCCTGGTCCAGAAGCTCGACTACGCCGGCGATTTCAACGGCGAGCGCAATTACACGATGCAGCTCGAAAGCTCGGGTCTGGTGTCGAACCTATGATCGCGCCGCCTTCCGCCAATCCCCACCGCGGCGAGGCCGTGCTGGTGGTCGCCGGCCAGCCGCGCCTGCTCCGCCCGAGCTTTTCCGCGCTGGTTGCCGCCGAGGAAGACCTCGGCCCGCTGTTTGCGCTGGTCGAGCGAGCCGGAGCGGGGCAACTGCGCCTTGTCGAGATTGCCGCGCTGTTCTGGCACTGCCTGGCCGAGCGCGGCGACCTGCCGCGCGACGCCGTGGGCGAGGCGGTCCTTGCAACGGGGCTCGCCGGAGCCAGCAAGCCGCTACGCATCCTGCTCGGGCAGATCCTGCAGGGCGCCGCCGATCCCGTCCCTGCATGAGCGCGCAACCCTTCGGCACCGGGGCGCTGCGGTTGAGCGGCCACGCCGCGCAGCTGCTCGGCTGGCGCCCGGCCGAATTCTGGCAGGCGACCCCGGCTGAACTGGCTGCCGCCCTCGCCCCGCCGGCTGACGCGCCGGCACCGCTCAGCCGCGCCGACCTGACCCGCCTGATGGAGCACGACCATGCCTGATACCGGCCCCTCTGGCGATGCCGTCGACAGCCTGCTGATCGATGTGCGCGCCAACACCCAGGGCTTCCAAAGCGACATCCAGGCGATGCGCGGCAGCTTCGACGGCACGCTGGTCGATGGCTTCGCCAAGGCCGGGACGGTGCTCGAACGCGGACTGCTCGGCGCGATCCGCAAGGGCAGCCTGGGTTTCGACGATCTCAAGCGGATCGCCTTCAACGCCATCGACGCGATCGCGGCGCAGGCTCTGAACGGGCTGCTTGGCTCGCTTGGCCGCGGATCCGGCGGAGGCTTGTTGGGCGGCGCGCTCAACCTTGGCGGCCTGCTCGGTTCGATCCTCGGCTTGCCTGGCCGCGCCACCGGCGGCCCGGTGTCACCGCACCGCGGTTACCTCGTTGGCGAGCGGGGCCCCGAATTTTTCGTGCCGACCAGCGCCGGGCGGATCGAGACTGGCCTGTCCGGCCCCGCCCGCGACGTGAAGGTTTCGATCACCATTGCCGCCCCGCACGGCACTTCCGCTCCGCAGGCGTTGCAGCGATCGGGCCGCCAGGTCGCCAGCGCGGTGCGCCGCGCCCTGACCGATTACTGAAGGAATCAACCCCATGGCCTTCTGGCTTTGCCGCAAACGCGAAGGGCAGGACAGCGACTGGATCCAGCGCTTCGACCCGCGCTTCTGGACCGTCAATTTCCCCCGCCCGATGATGGCCGCGCTGACCGCGCCAGCGCCCGATGCGCTGCGCGTCGACGCGACCTTCCTTCGCAAAGGCGATCTTGCCGGGGTGATCTGGGACAGCGTCGACCGGCACGACCACCCGCTCCTCGCCTACGCGACCGACCGCGACTATTCGCGCACAACGCTGCGCTTTCGCTGGCGCTCGGGCGGGATCGTCGCACTCGATGCCCCGAACGGGCCGACCCTGACGATTGAGGGTCGCGATGCCGCCGGCACCCCGCGCACCTGGTACGTGCGGTTGTGGAACTATGCCCAGGGATCGCCGACCGACGCTGCGGTCACCATCGCCTTCTCGCAGCTTTCCGGCGGATACGTCCTGCCGGAAGAGGGCGACCCGGTCCATCCGGCCGACATCGACCGCCTGTTCCTGTCGCTGGTCCCGCCGGGTTATGTCGCGGGCAACACCGAGGTGTTGGCTGCGCCGGCCCAGGGCTGGGCCGAGCTGACCGGGATCGCCTGTTCCGGGCGCGGGGCGATGCTGCCGATCGGCGACGCGATCGTTCCCCCGCACGGGCTGGCCATCGCCACCGGCTATGACGATGCGACCGATCAGGTGCCCGAACGCCTGGTCCGCAACGCCCTGCACCTGGGCTATCGCGGCTCGCTGGTCCACTATGTCGGGATGAGCCACTTCATGCGGCTCGCCGCGCAGGATGGGGCTTTCCTTGTTCCCGGAAGCGGCGATCCGCTGTGCGCGCCGGCCAGGGCTTGGCACCGGGCCTTCTTCGCCGCGGCCGGGGCAGCGGGATTTTCGCCTGTAGCCTCGCTGTCCTACGAACTGCTTGCCCAGCATTGCCCCGATGCCTGGCAGCAGCGCGCCTTCGATGGAACCCCGGCGCGGACCGGGTGGGATCCGCCATCGGCGCTGCTTTCGCCCGCGTCGAAGCCGGCAATGACCTGGCTGCGCGATGTGGCCTCCTCTTTCGTCACGCTGATGGAGGAAGCCGGCGTTCCCGTCCGCTTCCAGATCGGCGAACCGTGGTGGTGGATCACGACAGGCGGCAAGCCTTGCCTCTACGATCCGGCGGCAAAGGTCGCGCTAGGCGGCAACCCGGTCAAGATTGCCGATGTCGGCGATTCGCTGACCGCGCCGCAGAAGGACCTGCTCGACCAGGCGGGCGGCCTACTTGCCGCATCGACCCTGGCGCTGCGCGATGCGGTGCGCGCCGCCGCAGCGCCGCAGCCGGCCGAAGTCGTGCTGCTGACCTTCCTCCCTGGCGTGCTCGACCCCGACCGGCCCGAGGTGGCCCGCGCCAACCTGCCGCTGGGCTGGGCTTCCCCTGCCTTCGACCGCCTGCAGATCGAGGACTACGACTGGCTGACAGGCGGCGCCGAAGCCAGCCGCCGCGCCGCCTATGACGCGGTGACCGAGCGCCTCGGTTATCCGGCAGCCGAGCAAGATTACCTCGCCGGCTTCGTGCTCGATGCCTCGGATGCCGACGCGCTGTGGCGACGGATCGACGCCGGGATCGAGGACGCGACCGCGCGCGGCCATCACGAATGCGTGGTCTGGGCCCTGCCCCAGGTCTGCCGCGACGGATTCACCCGCCTGCCCTCTCCAGTGCACGAGGACGACATGCTGCCTTTCGACGACGTTCCCTATCCGCTCGCGCTGGGCCGCGATGCGACCGTGATGCCCGAATTCTCGACCAGCGTGGCGGTTACGGCGTCGGGCTTCGAAAGGCGAAACAGCCTGTGGTCGAACGCGCGACTGCGCTTCGATGTGGGGCCCGGAATCCGTTCCGAAAACGACCTTGGCGTTCTTCTTGCCTTCTTCCGCGCCCGGCGCGGCGCGGCGCGCGGGTTCCGGCTGCGCGATCCGTCGGACCACAGTTCCAACGGCATGACCGGCCTGCCCACTTCGGTCGACCAGGTCCTTGGCAGCGGCGACGGGCTCACGGCGCGTTTCGCCCTGGTCAAACGCTATGGCGATAACGGCGCCGAACAACTGCGCCGCATTACACGCCCCAAGGCGGACAGCCTCGCGGTCAGCCTTGATGGAACCGCCGTAACGACGGGCTGGACGCTCGATCCCGGCGGCGTTGTCCGCTTCTCCACGGCACCGGCCGAGGGCGTTACCGTCCGCGCCGGATTCATCTTCGACGTCCCGGTGCGTTTCGCCGAAGACCGGCTGGAAGTGTCCGGTGCGGTCTTCGCCGCGGGCGAAGCGCCCAGCGTGCCGGTGATCGAGATCCGCGAGGACGCGGCATGAGCCGCACCTGGTTCAGCCAGCCGCTGGAATGCGTCGCCACATTCTGGCGCGTCGCCCGGCGCGACGGGGTAACGCTGGGCTTTACCACCCACGACGCGGACCTCTGGTTCGATGGAATGCTGCACCGCTCGGCCCCCGGCATGGTGCCCTCGGCCATCCGCCGTTCGGCCGACTTCGAACCCGACAGCGCCGAGGTGCAGGGTGCGCTGAGCCACGATTCGATCGATGCGAGCGACCTGGCGCTCGGCCGTTATGACGGGGCAGCGGTGCAGATCGGAGTGGTCGATTGGGAAACCCGCGAACGGCTGGTCCTCTATCGCGGCACGATTGGCACCGTGGCCGAAGAGGCGGGCGCCTTCACCGCCTCGCTCCAGTCGCGCAAGGCGGAATTGTGGCGCGATCCCGTGCCGCGCACCAGCCCTTCCTGCCGCGCAGAATTCTGTGGCCCGGGCTGCAGCCTGTCGCCGGCGCGCTTCTCGCGCGCGGCGCGGGTCGAGGCTTTCGATACGACTGCCAATGCCGTGCAACTGGCAGGACAGGTCGTTGGCGCCGACCATGCCGGTGGCAGCCTGCGCTGGCTCGACGGGCCGCTGGCTGGGACCCGGGCGCGCATCGTCGCAGCCGGCGCTGGCGGCCTGGTGCTCGACGCGCCGGTCGATCACGCCATAGCGCGCGGCACTGCCGTGCTGCTGCGCGAAGGGTGCGATCGCACGCTCGAAACCTGCGCAGGCCGCTTTGCCAACGCAGTCAACTTTCAAGGCGAACCCTTCCTGCCCGGCAATGATCTCGTCACCCGATATCCCGTCCCCGCGCAATGAGTCCTGACGCGACGGAACTGGCCACGGCGGCCGAAGCATTGGTCGGCACGCCGTTCCGCCTCAACGGGCGCGATCCGGCAAGCGGGCTCGATTGCGTGGGCGTGCTTGCTGCCGCGCTCGCCGCCTGCGGCGTGCGGGCCGATCTGCCCGGCGGATACCAGTTGCGGCAGGTCTCGCTCGACGGATGGGTTCCAGCGCCCGCGAGCCTCGGCTTCGCCGCGGCGGACGCACCCATCCTGCCGGGCGACGTGGTCATGCTGAAGGCCGGGCCGGGCCAGTTCCACCTTGCGATCGCTGCCATCGACGGCGGGTGGGTCCACGCCCATGCCGGCCTGCGCCGCGTGGTGCGCAGCCCCGCCTTGCCCGCCGGCCCGATCACCCATCATTGGCGCGCTCCGCGTCAAGCCTGAGGACCCTTCATGGCAACACTTGTCTTCACCGCGATCGGGACCCTGCTCGGCGGCCCCGTCGGTGGCGCGATCGGCGCACTTGCCGGCCGCCAGGTCGACGCGCTGATCCTTGGTGGAGGCCGTGGCCGCGAAGGACCGCGGCTGGCCGAACTGGCGGTCACCACTTCGAGCTACGGAATACCGATCCCGCGCCACTTCGGGCGGATGCGCGCAGCCGGACAGATTATATGGGCGACCGACCTTGTCGAGCACCGCAACACCCAGGGCGGGGGCAAGGGGCAACCGTCGGTGACCCAATACATCTATTCGGCCTCCTTTGCCGTCGCCCTGTCCAGTCGCCCGATCATGGGCGTGGGCCGCATCTGGGCCGATGGCAAGCTGCTGCGCGGCGCGGCGGGGGACATGAAGGTCGCCGGATCGTTCCGCCTTCACCCGGGCACGGCGGACCAGGCCCCCGATCCCCTGCTCGCTTCGGCGGAGGCGGCAGGCCGGTGCCCGGCCTATACCGGCCTTGCCTATGCCGTGTTCGAGGATCTGCAACTGGCCGACTTCGGCAACCGCCTGCCGGCCCTTACCTTCGAGGTTCTGGCCGATGACGGGGAGCTGACACTGTCTGCGCTGGTCGATCCGGTGATCGAAAACGTCGACGCTGCCGTTCCGCTCGGCGGGGTCGATGGCCTGTCGATGGACGGCGCGCTGATTGACAGTCTCGCCGCGCTCGATCCGCTCTACCCGGTCGATTGCGACGCCTGTGACGAGCAGCTGACGATTCGTCCCGATCGCCGCCAGCCCACGGCCATTGCACTGCCCGAAGCGGCTACATCTACCGAACGGGACGATTTCGGCGGCAATGCCGGCTTTGCCCGCAAGCGCGCGCCAGAGGCCGAACAGCCGGTTGCGATGCTGCGGTACTACGACGTCGACCGCGACTACCAGCCCGGCGCGCAGCGCGCGGGCGGGCGTCCCGCGCCGGGGCAACCGCGTTCGATCGAACTGCCCGCCGCGCTGTCGGCACTTGTCGCGCGCCGGCTGATCGACGGCGCGGCAAAGCGCACGCACTGGGCGCGCCAGACCATATCGTGGCGAGTGACGCAGATCGACCCAGCGGTCCGTCCCGGCGCGACGGTATCGCTGCCCGGCCATCCCGGCCTGTGGCGCGTGCGTGAATGGGAATGGCGCAGCCACGGTGTCGACCTCACGCTCGTCCGGCTGGCACCGGACAGCGCGGGAAGCACATCGGCCGATCCCGGCCGTGCCGTCACCGCGCCCGATCGGCCCCTCGGTCCGACCGCGCTTGCCGCCTGCGAGCTGCCGTGGGACGGCCATGCCGCAACCCCGGTGCCGTTGGTCATGGCGATGGCTACCTCGTCCGAGAGCGGCTGGACCGGGGCGGCGCTGTTTGCCGAACAGGCCGACGGTTCGTTGCATCCGCTTGGACCCAGCGGCCGCAGACGCGCCATCATCGGTACGGCGGTGACGGCGCTGCCGCCTGCATCGCCGCTGCTGTTCGACCGAAAGGGCTTCGTCGACGTCACTCTGGTGGGCGATGACGGGACCCTGCCCGATGCGACGATGCAGCAGCTGGCGACGGGCGCCAACCGCGCGGTTCTGGGCGAAGAGATAATCCAGTTCGGCTCGGCAGCGAAGCTGCAGGACGGGAGTTGGCGCCTGTCCGGCCTGTTGCGCGGCCGCGGCGGAACCGAACATGCGGTGGGCAGCCATGCCGAGGGCGACCGCTTCATCCTCCTCGACGGCGCAGGCACGCCGGTCGATGCCGCGCGACTTGCGCTGTCACCTGCCGGGCGACTGGCGGCGATCGGCCTTGCCGACCCGGCTCCGGTCCTCGCAGCGGTGCAGTTGCGCGGGATCGGATGGCGCCCGCCAAGTCCGGTCCACGCCCGCTGCAACAAGCTGGGCAATGGCGATCGCCTGATAACCTGGGTCCGGCGCGCGCGCGGGGCGTGGGCCTGGGCCGATGGGATCGACACCCCACCGCGCGAACAGGCCGAGCGCTATGACGTAGTCTTCGCCGAAGGGCCCCAAGTGTTCGCACGCTGGGAAACCGACCGGCCCGAACTGCTCCTGGGCGCCGAGCTTGCCGGCTCGCTGCTCGCCCAGGCGCCGCAAGGCACGATCCGGATCGTCCAGCGCGGCGATCGAGCGCCCTCGCTCCCGCTCGCCCTCCCCCTCACCTGA